CTTACAAGGAAAACGGGGAGATATGGGACAATTACATTACAAAAAGAAATGTTGAAAGCATTTATTACAGGGATCTCAGGGCAGGATGGTAGTTATCTGAGCGAATATCTCTTAGATCTGGGCCTGTCGGTCAGGTGGGGTGATGCTTATTATAAAAGAAGTTGATAAGATGTTTATAATTTAATTGAATTTAATATTGACAAATCATGTTTTTTGATGTAAATTACGAAGTTTATGAAGATACCAGAAGATATTTGTAAAGAGGCGCAGGATTTCTTGCAGGGGGTTATTGATGTTCTAACAGTTCAAGGGGTGATCACTTCTTTAGATGATGGCGGGTTAGAATTGTTCGGATATACATATCATACCTACATTCAGGCAACGAAAACATTACTAAGAGAAGGATATACGGTGACTTCCGAAAGAGGTTACACTAAAGCTCATCCTTGCGTAAAGATACAGCTTGATGCTCAGGTTCAGCTAACTAAGCTAATGGATAGCTTCGGGCTGAATCCCAGGTCAAGAAAAGAGATAGTAAAGCCAAAAGAAAGAGACGGTAAGAAAACACCAATAGATAAGTTCTTAGACAAAACGAGAGAGTATAGGTAGTTGCAGAGGCTTCGAGAATACATCGAAGAGGTTGAGCAGGGGGGAATAGCTTCTTGCATTCATATTAAAAACGCAGTAAAAAGGTTCCGTGCTGATATGCTGCGTGAAGATCTCGTTTTTAGGGAAGATAAGGTTAAGCAAGTAACCGAATTCATCTCATCTTTAAAACATTTTACAGGCGTTCATTCAGGCAGGAGATTCATCCTTGAACCCTGGCAACTCTTTATAGTGGCTAATCTCTATGGGTTCTATTATAAGAACGGTAAAAGAAGGTTTCAGACAGCTTATATAGAAGTGGCACGTAAGAACGGTAAGACTGCTCTAAGTGCTGCTTTAGGTTTATATCATCTAATGGCAGACGGGGAAGATGCTGCAGAGGTGCTTCTTGCTGCCAACTCCAAAGAACAGGCTCATATCTGTTATAACATAACTTCTAAGTTCTGCAAGGGTTTTGACCCTGAAGAGAAATACCTGAGACGTTACCGGGCAGATATACTTTTTGACATGACTGATTCGATGTTAAAGGTATTAGCTGCTGACTCAGATAAGTTGGATGGCTATAACTGCTCCTTCGGGATTGTGGATGAATACCATTCCGCTCCTAACTCTAAAGTAAGAGATGTTATTCGTTCCTCACAGGCTATGAGGGCTAATCCTTTGCTCTTCACTATTACTACTGCCGGATTTGAGAAAAGCCTTCCTTGCTTTGAGTTAAGGACTGCCTGTACTGAAGTTTTAGCGGGGGTAAAAGAAGATGATTCTTTATTCGCTGCTATTTATACTCTTGATGATAATGACGATTGGCAGGACCCTAAGAACTGGGTAAAAGCTAATCCCAATCTCGGTGTAACTGTTAACTCTGACTTCATAGCAAAACAAGTTATTCAGGCTAAAAACAATCCTGGTGACGAGGTAGGAATAAAGACAAAGAACCTTAACGTCTGGTGTGATAGTTCAATAACGTGGATACCTGATGAATATATCCTTAATTCCACTAAAAGAGTTTCTATTGATGATTTCAAAGGAAGTGAGTGCTATGCCGGGGTTGATTTAGGGTCTGTTCAGGACTTTACAGCACTGGCTATTCTTTTTGAGAAAGATGACAAAAAATACTTTAAGGTAAACTATTATCTGCCTCAAGAGGGATTGCACTCAAGACCTGATAAAGAGCTTTACAGGGAGTGGGCAAGAAGAGGTTATATAAATGTCACTCCGGGTAACGTGACTGATTATGATTATATAACGAGGGATATTCAGGCTATCAATGAGCAAGGGGGTATCTATAAGTTAGCCTACGATAAATGGAACGCTACGGAATGGGCTATTGATGCTACTAATTTAGGGCTTCCGCTTGAACCCTTCTCTCAGACGGTGGGTAATTTCAATGCAGCCACAAGAGAGATAGAGAGAGCTATCCTTGCAGGGGAAGTAGTTATAGACGACAATCCGATTAACAGGTATTGTTTTCGTAACGTAGAGCTAAGATCTGACTATAACGGCAATGTGAAACCTAATAAGGGAATAGCAGGTAAGAAGATTGACGGTGTGATCGCAATGATACAGGCACTGGCAATGTATATGAACAGAAATTCAGAAACATACACAGGAAGCATTTATTAAGATGAGTATAAGGGATTGGTTTAAGCCGAAAACAGAAAACAGATCGCTTAGTGTCGGTCCTTCAACGGCAGTTGGGTTGCCTTATGGCGGGTTAGCTACAAATCTTTCCGCAGAGACAGCTATGAAATTATCTGCCGTTTACAGATGTGTAGATGTAAGAAGTGACGCTATTGCTTCTATGCCTTGGGATGTTTTTGTTTATAATCGTTCTAAAGAATGGGTCAAGGAAGAGTTCCATTTCTCTTATGACCTCCTCAACTCTGAGCCTAATCCTTCTATGAGCAAGTTCGATTTTATGAAAACACTTGCTTCAATGGTAGACCTTAACGGCAATGGCTTTGTGCAGATAATAAGGGACTCTTTAGGCAATCCCATAAGGCTCATTCTATTAAGCGGAGAGGTAACGATGTATATAAAAGATGACTATTCTGTTTATTACGAGAGTCACGACACTTATACTTCAAGGAGTGAGATGATAGCAGGGGAGGATATGATCCACGTTAAAAACTTCTCTTATGATGGTTTGCTTGGCGTTTCTACCTTAACTCATGCGGGGAATATAACAACTTTAGCAGCTTCCTCTGATGGCCAGGCAAAAGGCTTCTTCTCTTCAGGAGCCAATCTTTCAGGTATTATCTCAGTACCAGGTAAGATAGACGCTCAAAGGGCTGCACTTCTGAAGAAGAGCTGGGGAGAGACATTCAGCTTAAACTCAACCGGTATAGCCGGAGGAGTGGCAGTAATGGAAGGTGGAGCGGAGTTTAAATCTGTTCAGGTCAACCCGAAAGATGCTCAGATGATAGAGACAAGACAGTTCAATGTCATTGATATTTGTCGCTTCTTTGGTGTTCATCCTTCAAAGGCTTTCGACCTTACAGCTTCTACTTACTCAAACGTAGAGTCATATCAATTAGGATTTTTAACTGATACGATGACTCCTTTTAAGAAGAAGTTTGAGAACGAGTTCAATAGAAAACTCTTCAGACCTTCCCAGAGAAGAAAGACAAGGCTATCTTTGGATATTAACGAGCTTCTTTCGTCAGACCTTGATACACAGGCTAATTATTATTCAAAGATGGTACAATGCGGAGCATTCACACCTAACGAGATAAGAAGAAAAGTTAAACAACCTCTCATCCCTGACGGGGATAGCAGTTATGTACAGGCTAACATGGTTCCCGTGGGAGAGAGACCTTTACCAGAACAAAATAAAAATTCATGATATGGAAAAAGAGATACGAAGTCTTGATCCTGTTAACGCAGAAGTAAGAGCATCCAGAAGAGGAAGACGTATAGAGGGCTATGCAATAGTCTTTAATAAAGAATCCCGTGACTTAGGCGGGTTTACAGAAAGGATAGAACCAGGAGCCGTAGAGGGAGTCCTTGAGAAGAGCGATATACTTGCACTCCTTAACCACGATGAAGGGAGGGGGTTATTGGCAAGAAGCACTAACGGGGAAGGCACTCTTGAGTTATCGGTAGATAATTTTGGTGTGAGATACGCTTATGATGCTCCTGACACTGTACTCGGAGATGAAGTTCTCTCCGGAGTAAGAAGAGGAGATATAAAGACATCATCTTTTGCTTTTAAGATTGCCGATAATGGCGATAAATGGGAGAAGAGGGATGATGGTTATTTAAGGATAGTAAAAAAGTTTGATAAGATATTCGATGTGTCGTGTGTTTACAGGGAAGCCTATGAAGATACGACTGTCGCAGTAAGAAGTTTAGTTGAAGTTCGGACGGCAGAAGCCGAAAAAACAGCAGCCGAGGCACAAAAGAGGATAGCAGACCTTGAGGAAGAGCTAAGAGCTAAAGAAGCCACTCCCCCTGAATCAACCGATGCACCAAAGGCCGACCCTGTTGCGGAGAAGCCAAAAGAGCCAGAGCCTCAGAAGCCATCGTTTGCTGAACTTGAGGCATATTATAAAGAGTTAGAATCAAAAATGTAAAGAAGATGACTGTACTTGAAATGAAAGACAAGATTGGGCTTCTGAAGGAAGAAAATAGAGGTTTAGTTGAGGGTGGAAAGAAAGAAACCCGAAAACTGAATACCGAAGAGGAATCCCAATTCAACGCCAACCTTGAGGCTATTAGTAAACTTGAAGCTGACATAAAGGAAGCTGAAGAGACAAGGACAATTAAAGAAAGTGAAAAAGTAATCGTAATAAAGAAAATGGAAAAGAGATTTAGTTTGATGAAAGCTATTCGGGATAGGGCTGACGGAAAGCCTTTTGATCCTGAATTTGATGAAGTATTTGAAGAAGGCAGAAGTGAGTTTGCCCGTGCAGGTGTTGAGTTTTCCGGCCATATACCGATACCTACCGAGACCCGTACTGCTATTGTGACCGGTCAGA